TTACAGACTGGTGTCAAGTAAGTGCTGGGGAATGCTACAATTTAGGAGTGCGCCAAGGTGGGGGCGCTTGGGCGTGGGGATCGGCAATCAACGGGAAACTAGGCGACGGAACAACAGTCGGTAAATCTTCGCCAGTATTAGTAGCAGGCGGTTTTAGTGACTGGTGTCAGGTAGATGCAGGTAACTACCATAGTCTAGGAGTTCGACAGAACGGGACTGCTTGGGCTTGGGGCACTGGTTGCCGTGGGCAGGTTGGTGACGGAACAACAGTTAATAAATCTTCTCCTGTGTTAGTCGTAGGTGGCTTTACCGACTGGTGTCAGGTTAGTGCCGGATTTGTTCACAGCATAGGAGTTCGTCAGAATGGAACCCTGTGGGCATGGGGGCAAGGGGTAGGAGGTCTACTAGGTGATAACACTGTAGTTGCTAAATCTTCTCCAGTGTCAGTCGTTGGAGGTTTTACAGATTGGTGCCAAGTGAGTGCTGGAGGTGTTCACAGTTTGGGTATTCGCACAAATGGAACAGCTTGGGCTTGGGGTTGCGGCACAAATGGTCGCCTTGGTGATAATACAACAGTTAATAAATCTTCGCCTGTGTTAGTCTCTGGAGGATTTAGTGACTGGTGTCAGGTAAGTACTTTTGTCACTAGCGCAGCAATTAGGAGAACGAATGTATGAACTTAGCACAATTTCAAATATTACTCCAAAAAGCAATCGACAGTTCAAGTAATACACTCGATTACCTATTTCTATCAAGAGCAGTCCAAACTCTAGCCGTAGGACAGGTAAGAGAAGTTGCCACATACGCAAACTTACCTTCAGCTGCATCTAACGAAGGACTGTTAGTATTCGTAACGGCGGATGAAAGGATTTATTGGAGTACTGGAACTGGCTGGTATAATCTTATCGATGAAAATAAAGGAATTGCGTATGCATGGGGTGGTGGGGGCAGAGGTAAACTAGGTGATAATACAGAAGTCAATAAATCTTCTCCAGTTTCAGTCATTGGTAGCTTTACAGACTGGTGTCAAGTAAGCGCCGGTGGTAGTCACAGTATTGGCCTTCGCTCTAACGGAACTGTCTGGGCATGGGGGTGTAGTGCATATGGCCGCCTCGGTGATAACTGCACTGTTCTACCAAGTTCTTCTGGTAGATCTTCACCAGTATCAGTAGTCGGCGGTTTTACAGACTGGTGTTATGTAAGTGCCGGGGATGACCACAACTTAGGTGTTCGTACTAATGGAACTGCATGGGGTTGGGGAAACCCGTGCCATGGGGTACTAGGTAACAACTTCAACGGTTCCATTAATGTTATTGATGGAACCGGTGGTTTCTCTTCTCCAGTGTCAGTCGTTGGTGGCTTTACAGACTGGTGCCAAGTGAGCGCTGGGGGCAGTCACAGTCTAGGTGTTCGACGGAACGGGACCGCTTGGGCTTGGGGATGCGGTAGTTACGGTCTTCTTGGCGATGGCACTACAGTATGCAAGTCTTCTCCAGTATTAGTCGTCGGCGGTTTTACGGACTGGTGTCAGGTAGATGCAGGTGGCGGTCGCAACTTAGGTGTTCGCCAAAATGGAACTGCATGGGGTTGGGGTTGCGGCTCCAATGGTCGCCTTGGTGACGGAACAACAGTTAATAAATCTTCTCCAGTGTCAGTAGTTGGAGGCTTTACCGACTGGTGTCAGGTTAGCGCTGGGTCCGCTCACAGTCTAGGTGTTCGACAGAACGGGACCGCTTGGGCGTGGGGAGCGGCTTTCTGCGGGAAACTAGGCGACGGAACAACAGTCAATAAATCTTCGCCAGTATCAGTCGTCGGTGGGTTCTTTGACTGGTGTCAGGTTAGTGCCGGAGCAAATCATAGTCTAGGTGTTCGCCAGAATGGAACCGCTTGGGCATGGGGAATTGCTGCTTGCGGCGTTTTAGGATCTGGTGCGCCTGCCAATGCATCTTCTCCAGTATCAGTCGTCGGTGGCTTTACAGACTGGTGTCAAGTAAGCGCTAGCAATTATCACAGCTTAGCTCTAAGAAGAACAAATTTCGTATAATGATAATTACAAAGGAGAAAATAAATGTATGCAGTAGTTTATAACGATAGAGTAATTGTCGGACCAATGGATTGGAACCGCGCAATTTTTCAAGGATCTCTAGAAAAAGAAAATGTCACGGCTGGCATTCCTAGAGTAGCGCCAGAAACTCTTCCATATATTATTAATGAAGACACAAGAATTGCACTAGTAGAAGAACAGAGACCAGAAATCAATCCTATGGTAGAATACTACTATGGACCACAGTGGGATCTTTCCGGTGACAAGGCGGTCGCAGTATATGAAGTAGTAGATACACTAGTTGATTTCGCTCGCGATAATTTTAAAACTAAAGCGGCCGAAGCAAGATGGAAAAAAGAAACAGCTGGAACGAAAATAAATATACAAGGTACCGAAGTTAGTCTAGATACTAGCCGTGACGGAAGAAATATTTTCATACAGAAGTATTCTATTATGACGGAAGAAGAAGTTGCAAATTGGAAATTCCCAGAAGGTTGGCTCACTCTTACAAAGAGCGATCTTGGTTCTATTGTTTCTGCCGGTTCGAGTTATATTCAAAGTTGCTTTGACTGGGAGAAAACAATTAATGATGAAATTAATGCAGCGACATCAAAAGAAGAATTGGTATCTATTGGTGAACAAATAGCGGAACAGATGGTAGAATAATATGCCCCCAATCGATAAACCAGGTTTGGTATCAAAACTAACGACCGTAGTTAATACTGCGTATGAAACCGGGTCATATCTTGTTGAAGACGTATTAGCAACATCTTTATCTATGACTGCACTGAGTGAGATTAATATTGTCACTGTATCTGACGTACTTTCATTGCCGAATCTTAAATATTACGATTCGCCAAACGCAATGATCTATTACGTTAACGATATAGACGTATTTGCGGTAAGTTCTAATTTTAAGTGGCTAACACTTGACGGCAGGCTTCTAAGGCAGGATACCACATACGGAAAAATTTGGTCTTGGGGAAATAACAATCTTGGCCAACTAGGTGATAGTACAGCAGTTTCTAAATCGTCTCCGGTATCAACTGCACCATCTGGTTGGTGTCAGTTAAGCGCTGGCGAATGTCATAGTTTGGCCGTCTGTACAAATGGTACAGCATGGGCTTGGGGTTCAAACTTTTTAGGTAAACTTGGTGACAATACTGCTGTCACCAAGTCTTCTCCAGTGTCAGTAGTTGGCGGCTTCACAGACTGGTGCCAAGTTAGTGCTGGGAACTATCATAGTCTAGGTGTTCGCACTAATGGAACGGCTTGGGCTTGGGGGGCAAACACTTTTGGGCAGCTAGGTGACTGCACTACAGTCGCAAAGTCTTCACCAGTATCAGTAATTAGCGGTATTACAGGGTGGTGTCGTGTAAGCGCAGGCACACTGTTTAGTATCGGAATTAGAGCAAACGGTGAAGCGTTTGGTTGGGGCAATGCCGGGTCTGGCCGTCTTGGGGATGGTACCACAGTTTCTAAATCTTCGCCTGCTCTAATTTCTGGAGGATTTAATAACTGGTGTCAGGTTAGTGCTGGCGGAGGTCATGCACTAGGAGTGCGTACCAATTCATCCGTTTGGGCTTGGGGAGGAAACTCTTTCGGTCAACTCGGTGATAACACGGTAGTTTCTAAATCTTCTCCAGTACAAGTAGTCGGTGGTTTTAATAACTGGCGCGAGGTAAGCGCTGGTGGGTGTCACAGCCTTGGCCGCAGATCTGATGGAACTTTATATGCCTGGGGGAATGGTTGCTGCGGCAACCTCGGAGACAACTGCACAGTTTCCAGATCATCTCCAGTGTCAGTCTCTGGAGGATTTACAGACTGGTGCCAAGTAAGCGCAGGATGCTGCCATAATATAGGTGTTAGAACTAATGGCACAGTCTGGGCTTGGGGTGTCGGGACATGTGGTCGTCTAGGAGACAATGCTGTCGCTAATAGATCTTCGCCAGTATCAGTCGTTGGTGGCTTTACAAGCTGGTGCGCGGTTAGTGCAGGTAACGACCATAGTCTAGGGATAATAAGCTTATGATAAATTCACAAAATCTCGTAAATAAAATTTGTGCTTGCATAAGCGGGGGCGGGCTTACAGCGTTACAAACTTGCCAAACAAACGGTGCCCTAACTATTCTAAGTAATCCTGTATCTAGCGTAGCAAGTTTTGCTAACTTGCCAAACGCAGTAACATACGCAGGAAGACTGATATATGTTAATGATGAAAACCGCTATTATCA